TTATTTGTACACAGAATTAAATGTTGTAAACACCGGCAAAAATTATATCTTTCCTATTCATAGTGATAGTAGAGATAAATTATTAAGTGTAGTGATCTATATTGATCCTGCAGTAAATGAAGGCACTTGGCTTTATGAAGATAAGTCAGGTAAAAATCCACAACAGATAGAGTGGGTACCAAATCGTGCTTTTGCTTTTAGTAGAAACAAAAGCACTTTGCATAGTTACAAAGCAGATGGTAAGTCAAACAGATTGACATTGGTATATAACCTACGATCAAGTAGACGCCCACCAGAGTTAGACTAACTAAAAACGATTGTTGTTTAACGGAAAAATTCTGTGGAACAAAGTAAAATCATTCTGATCCGTTAGCACCGGAGTATAAGTATGATATGAATGATTCGTTCTTTTGTGCTGCGCCATGGCGTGGCTTACATATCAATCCACGTGGCGATGTTAAAACATGCTGTGCTGGAAATCCCAATTTGCTGGGAAACTTGAACTCGCAAAGTATTGAACAAATACTCAACAGTGAGGCAATGACAGCAATTCGCAAAGATCTATCCCAAGGCCGGCCACATAACTACTGTAGTAACTGTGTCAAAGCTGAACGGTTTGGTGCCGATTCGGAACGTGCATGGCATAACAATGTAAACCCTGATTTTGACTATGCCGCAGCAGGCGACAAATATCATTACCCGGTCATTGTAGATGTACGGTGGAACACCACTTGCAATCTCAGTTGCAACTATTGCGGAGATTTTTGCAGTTCCAAGTGGGCTGCTATCAAAGGTATACCAGTCAAGTCAGGTGCTAGACCTTACTACGATCAAGTATGCGACTTTATTGCGCAACATCATGACCATATACACGAAGTTGCACTAGTAGGTGGGGAACCGCTACTGCTTCCAGAAAACAACAGATTGTTAGATGTAATACCAAAAGATTCAATTGTGACGTTGATTACTAACTTGTCAGTTGATCTTGAAAACAATAAAATATTTAAAAAATTAGCAACACGAAACAAAGTGGGCTGGAGTATGAGCTTTGATAATGTAGGTGATCGACTTGAATATGTCCGTCACGGTGCAACATGGGACAAGATTAAACATAATCTTACAATCATTCAAAATTTAATATCAACGCAAGGCCAGTGGGGCGGCATACATGCTGTGTACAACATATACAATGCTACAAGAATTTGTGAATTGCGAGAGTTTGCAGAAACAACTGGTACATCAGTGTTATGGCAAAATTTATTCCAACCTGAATACTTGGACCCGTTTCAGCATGGCCCAGAAGTTGCAGCACTTGCAGCCGCCGAAATAGAAAAATTTTACGCATTAGGCATTGCAACACCTGCAGAAAAACAATTCTTTGATCAAGCATTAAGTCAATACCGTGCAGTCACACACGCTAGTAACAATGTCCCAAAACAATTTAAACAGCATATTCATGACATTGAAACAAAATTTCACCCTGACTCGGCAGGACAGTTTCAACACTTGTGGCCGGAGTTGGCTTACCTATGCAAATAACTGCAATTGATCAAGAACATGATTTGTTTTGCATCCAGGATGCATTTTCTTGTGAACTTGTGAACAAAGTACTAGATACCCCGTGGATGGATCAGTTGTGGCAGGAACATATACCAAACCAATTTAGACCAAGGAGATTAATACAGAATAGTGCAATACCTTGGATTGAAGAATGGGACTCAGCATGCAACGAATTATGGCCCAGTATTGAAGCTGCTCTGAAAGTTAAAATACAAAATTATCAAGGCACTGCTTGGTGGTTAGACGAGCAAGATTATATTAATGAATTGCATACCGACGGTCTTATGCCTGGTGCCATGCAACTATTCTGGGTAGGAGCTGTGCCTAATTTAGGCACAGCGTTCTATCATTACAAGAGTCCTGATCATATCAGGCATCAATTCACTATGACTCCAAACTCAGGATATATCATGTTTACCCCTGAAGACTCAAACGGATTTAAGAAATTGTTATGGCACGGTATGCTTACCCCGGTTCCTAAACACACATTTAGACTAACATCATACACATGGATAACACCCCAATGACCTCTGGCCCAACATTCTGTTCTGCGCCCTGGAACAGTCTTAACATTGATCAAACCTGTCGTGTAAGCTCATGCATGCACCTGCGCAAAGAGATTGAAAAAACCACACAGTTTCAACAGTTATGGCCAGAACTAACCGAAAAACTGTTACATGCAACATAAAAATTTACCTTTCCATTTTGGGAGAAAGTACGCTGGACAAACTTCTAACTGGATGCACTCTGACAACGACGAAAACTATCAACGAATGATGTTAAATCCAGCCCATTGCGAATATTTTATTAAACAAGGTTGGGATCAACCTAACTGTATAACTTACGCAATCAATAGTGACGGTTTTCGGAGTGATGAGTTTGATACAACTCGATCTGGAATGCTTGCTCTAGGATGTAGTTTTACGTTTGGAATTGGCTTACCAATTCAGCAGACTTGGCCTATGTTAGTATCAACCAGTATTGGGCTTGACTGTTGGAATATTGCTTGGCCCGGCATTTCGGCCGATACCTGTTTTAGATTAGCCGAATACTGGATTACTGCATTGCAACCAAAGTTAGTATGTCAGCTGATGCCACCGCGGGATAGATTTGAATTAATCACGGGCAACACTGACTTGCCAGTGGAAGTGTTTATGCCAATGAGCCAGTCGGTACTGTTTTCTAATTCAGATGTATATTTAAAACACTGGTTTGCTGAGAGTGAAAATGCACACGTTAATCAAAGAAAAAATATGTTAGCAACTCGCGCACTGTGCGCTGAGCGCAACATACCTTTTATAGTTAAGTATGCAGATCAGGAAATGTCTGGCAGCCTAGAACAATTAGAATATGCAAGAGATTATATGCATGTAGGCCCACGTGGTCATCAAATGTTAGCAGGAAAAATACTAAATGAACGCACATAAACCAAAAAAAGAAACAGCGTTGGTTAAAGCCCCGCACCGTAAAGAAATATACTCTGAGAGCGAACTAGACGACTTTGCAGCCTGTGCTGACTCTGTGACAGGTCCGTTGTATTTTATGGACAATTTCTTTTACATTCAGCACCCCACACGTGGTAAAATGCTGTATCATCCGTATGAATATCAAACCCGTCTGATCCATACTTACCACAACTATCGCTACAGCATCAGTTTGATGCCACGACAAACCGGCAAGTCAACCAGTGCAGCAGGCTACCTGTTGTGGTATGCTATGTTTGTGCCAGACTCTACTATTCTTATTGCTGCACACAAATACACAGGTGCCCAGGAAATTATGCAACGTATAAGATATGCTTATGAATTGTGCCCTGACCATATACGTGCAGGCAGCACCAGTTACAACAAAGGTAGTATTGAGTTTGAAAATGGTTCACGCATTGTTAGTCAGACCACTACAGAAACAACAGGACGGGGCATGAGTATTTCCCTGCTGTACGCTGACGAATTTGCATTTGTGAGGCCTACTATTGCCAAAGAGTTTTGGACTTCTATTAGCCCTACACTGGCCACTGGTGGTAAAGCAATTGTAACCAGCACTCCTAACTCGGACGAAGATCAATTTGCGTTCTTGTGGAAAGGTGCCAACAAGACCGAAGACGACCACGGAAACCAAACTAAGCTGGGCATTAACGGATTCAAAGCATTCAGAAGTTATTGGCGCGAGCACCCAGAACGTGGCGATCAGTGGGGATCTGAACAGCTGGCACAGCTGGGAGAAGAACGTTTTCGCCGAGAAATTGACTGCGAGTTTGTGATCAACGACGAAACACTGATTGCTCCTATCAAACTGATGGACCTAGAAGGTATTGAACCCATTAGGAAAACTGGACAAGTGCGTTGGTACAAAGACCCCACGCCCAGTGCTATGTACATCGTGTCTTTGGATCCTAGTCTGGGCACAGGCGGCGACCCTGCTGCTATACAGGTGTTTGAAGCAGGCTCAACAGAACAGGTAGCTGAATGGCGCCACAACAAAACTGACGTGCCAACGCAGATTCGAATTATGGTAGACATTATCAAAGAACTGCACTCTTATACTAAAGATTCTAAGAGCATATACTACAGTGTAGAAAACAATACTCTAGGCGAAGCAGCCTTGATCAGCATCAACGAATATGGTGAAGAAAACATCCCAGGCTACTTTCTGAGCGACCAATCAGTTACAGGCAGCGCAGGGCGCAGATTCCGCAAGGGCTTTAACACCACACACAAAAGCAAGATTGTTGCTTGCAGCAAGTTCAAAATTCTAGTGGAATCTGGACGTATGAAAATACGCAGCAGACCCTTGATCAGTGAACTCAAGAACTTTGTGGCATCTGGCACTAGCTACAAAGCCAAGCCTGGGGAAACCGATGATTTAGTAATGAGCAGTCTTTTGGTTGTTCGCATGCTGATGATATTGCAAACCTATCACTCAGAGCTGGATGCACACATGAAAGACCACGGCGATGCAATAGTAGAACCGTTCCCGTTTATATCTGTAATGGGTTAATGTATAAATAATAAACTATGGCACAAGAAAATATATCTGTACAACTGAACGACTTGCTGGCCAGTCGTGATTTCCACGCTGAACTGCTGGATAAACAAGGCCGCCCAACTGATGCTGAAAATGCAGACATCTTCACGTTTGATTATGTAAGTGACCCAGGCAAAAACTATGGCACCATGGTAATTATCCTGGATACTGAAAATGAAATGCAGGTATTCTACGGGGACAATTTAGGTCGTAGCATGGAAGGCAATGACAAAACAGAATTCTTTGACTTTGTGCAACATCTGCACAAGTTTGCCAACATGCGCCGTTGGACCTACAGTCCCAAAAACATCAATCAAGTCAAGTACACAATGCAGGGTCTTGCTGCTATCAAAGAAGGACTGTTTGAAGGCTATTATGGTACCAAAAAAATCAGTTACTCAGGCAATCCTACAGAAGCTCGTTTGGTAATTCAGCACAATCGTATACTGGGTGAAACTGATGCTAGACACCGTTATGTTGAAAGTTTGTTTATTGAAACAGCAGATTCTGAACGCTTTAGACTACAGTTTAAAAATCTAGCAGGCGGGCGAGCTATGTTGGAGCATGCACGTCAAGGCGGCAAGCCATACGATGTACGCGGTAATCACATTACTGAAATGGTAAGTGAGATTTCAACTCTAAGCAGATTCAATCGTGCCAGTGCAGGCCGTGTACTAGAAGGCGTAACTGCCGAACTGGTCACAGAAGCACAGCAGTACTACAAGAGTCTGCGAGAAAGTCTCAAGCGACTGGGCATGACTCGCGGATACAATTCATATTTTGAATCTTGGCATCCTGCTGAAACTACACTACAAGAAGAATTGGTAGATTCTATCAAGACCATGTTTGTAGAACAAACACTGGATTCGAGAATCGAAGCAGCACTGCCTGTGCTGGCAAAACTACAACAAGAGAATAAAATGAAAGAAATTGACGTATTTGAATCCTGGGCCAACCGCCTGACAGAAGGAACTTGGTCCTTGCCTGAAACTCCTGAGCAACAACAACGACTAGAAGAGCTGATGAGTCGTGAACTTATTGTGGGCCCTGACGCAACCAATGCCACAGCACAACTGTCTGATTTAATTGGTGATGATGAGTTGTTTGACCGCTTGAGTGAGTTGGCACGCCGTGACGCTAGTGCTAATGTTTGGGATGACTCAGATATCCAAGAAAGATTAGCTGAATTGGGAATCCAAACTCCTGCCATGGGCGAACCAACCGTTGAGCCAGATGATGAAAATACACAACCTGTTCGAGAAGGTCGAGTCAAAGAATTGATTATGGATCTAGAAGATGAGTTAATGAGCGACGAAGAATTTGAAACCAAGTACGACGGAACTCGCAGCGATATTCGAGCCCAGATGGCTGCAGATGAGCAAGCAGTAGGCGAAGGCTTTAATCCAGATGGTAGTTACAATACTTCAGACGATGAAGCAAACGAGTTTGATGACGAGCAAGAAGTAGACGAATCCAAATCTTGTAATCTCACCATGGAAGGTGAAATGTGTCCTGCACACGGTCTAGCCGAGTGCAGCATGCATGAGGACCAAGTGGCCGAAAGCCGAGCAGGTGATGCTATGCTGGCTAGAATAAAATCACTAGCACTGATTCGCTAAACATAAATAAACATACAAAAAAGTGTGTGCAGTGTTGCACACTTTTGTAGGCAACACAAAACGGCAAACAACCGTAGAAGAAATTCACCCAGTTCCGTAGGAAACACAGGCAGGCTGTGTTAAAATAACCTTGAAGGCAACGTTTAAGTAAATCTTAAATTTTTAAAATCATATTAACGCACACGAAAGGCAACACAATATGGCAACACTAGCAGAAATCCGCGCACGACTACAGGCATCCGAAAACAAAGGTTCTAACAACTCCCAAGGCGGAGGAGACCGTTCAATTTACCCCCACTGGAATATGGAAGAAGGACAAAGCGCCTCACTACGTTTCCTGCCAGATGGCAACACCAAAAACACATTTTTCTGGGCCGAACGAGCAATGATTCGATTGCCGTTTGCAGGAGTCAAAGGCGAGATGGACTCAAAACAAACAATCGTACAAGTTCCTTGTGTAGAAATGTTTGGCGAGGCTTGCCCAGTACTTGCAGAAGTTCGTCCATGGTTCAAGGACAAGAGCCTAGAAGACATGGGTCGGAAGTACTGGAAAAAACGCAGCTACATCATGCAAGGTTTTGTGCGTGAGAATCCTATTGGCGACGACAAGACTCCAGAGAATCCAATCCGTAAGTTTATTATCGGCCCACAGTTGTTTACCCTGATCAAAGGTGCATTGATGGATCCAGAGTTGGAAGAATTGCCAACTGACTACTTGCGTGGCCTGGACTTCCGAGTTGCAA